TTAGGACACGTTCAATCTATTAACCAAACTGTTGTTAATACTGGTACAATGCGCGGTAATGCTTTAACCCCGGTGCAAGCGTAGAAAGATCTTTTACAGGTCAACCTAGAGCTAAGTATGGGTTACGTCTGTTAAGATAATATGCCAGTGATGGTTAAGCAGCTTGCGCTTAACCATCGTTATATGACTTATTGAAAACGTGTAATAAATACCATATTTGATTAGTAAAGGGAATTTTTATGTATAATCCAAATATAGACTCGACAATTGCATCAATCCAATCATTGCTAGGTAACCTTAAAACGGTTGCACAATCGCAACAAACATCCCCAGCTTCACCATTTCCAAATAATTTTCAAGAAATGATAGATTCAGCGGTAGCAAAATCTCTTGGAAATATCAGTAATTTACAACCTCAGTCAGATCAGCAAGCTTTAGCTAATAAGCCTGATCCAAATTCATTAGAAGCAAAAATTAACCAATTTGCTGAATCGTTGCTCACAGCCGACCAAATTAAATGGCTTAGTGATCCAACTATCATCAGCGGGTTGCCATTGTTTTTAAAATCGGAGAAAGGTAAGGCTGCTGTTGGTTTGATATTTTCAGAATACCAGGATTATGTAAATAGATAGCACTAAATATATCAATAGGCGTTAAAAAAGGAGTTTTAAACGTGAAAAAAATAGCAACAAATAACACACAAACCGTTCAGTACACCATTATAGAAGATATTACAGTACCTGGTACTGTTATTGTTACTGACAGTGAAGGTAGTCAATATTCGGTACACTCATCCGCTAATGTAGGTGATGTTCTAGTTTGGGCTGAAGCAATTGATCAACCGTTTTTTATGTCCCTTGAAGATTTTTCGGTGGGACGAACACTTTAAAAACTAAGGGTATAATTATAATGTCGAGTTATGGACCACATAAAGATTCACCAAATGCGATTGTACGTGAAGGTAATACAATCTCGGTGGAATTATCTGTTACAGGATCAATAGGTACTATTAGTTGGTCCATACCTAAGAATATTAATTCTGACGCATTCTTACCTGAAGAGTATGACGGTATGCTATTGGTTGTTGATACAAAACCAATAGAATATAAGCCAGTTAGTAGTAAATTCTATCAAGCTGACAATACCGTCGATGCTAATAAACATGTTGGTGACAAACTAGACACAGGTCTAGTTGTCGCTGCATTATATAACGATAAAAGAACAAATTCAGTTCAAATAACTGACTTATTACCGAATACAAATTATTACGTAGCAGCTTTTGCATCTGATAATGTTCGTAGATATGGACCAGCTATTTTTAGTTATTCTGTACCATACGAGACAAAAACTCTATCATTAGATACAGCTGGTTACCATATTGTTAAATTAGGTGTTTTACCTACTGATAATACAGGGTTAACAGACGATACAACACTAAAGGTTGATATTGATGGTACCTTGTATACTATGACAATACCACCTGCTCTTGATTACGCTGATCTTATTGATCAGTTTAATTTAAGATTAGCGATGTTGAGTAACCCGTTTATCATTAATCGTCCACCTAATACAAATAGCTACACTGTTATTGATAACCAATTAGCGAAATGGGATGGTTCACGTCCAATTCCGTTAGAATGCTATTTTGGTGATACAGCACCTGATTTCATACCAAATGGTACATATTGGTATAATAACGATGTGTTATGGCAGTGGGATGGAACGTCGTGGACATCTATTGATCTTTATAAATTTGCTCATTCAATTGACCAATTAGTTTGTGGTGATGTTTGGTATGATCCAGATACAACTTTAACACATACTTGGAGCGGTTATAGTTGGACTAAATTTAAAACATACATATCAAACAAAGATCCAAGTCTTTGTACGACATCTACCTGTAAAGATATATGGTTCGATGGAACTGATTATTACAAATACAAAAGAAAATGGAATAAATTAAATGTCTTTACATCAACTGTTGATCCTATTACCTACTATAATGGCTATTACTGGTATCATAATAATCGAATCTCTCAGTTAGTAGATGGTATTTGGACTGATATTGTCGTTGTTATTTCAGAAACCGAACCAACCAATTTAGCAGCTACTTGGTATAAACCATCTGATAACCAATTTAGACAATCAGCTAATAGTATTTGGAGTGTAATACCTGCTTCTATTATTAACGTCCCATTTGATGTTTTAAAACCGGGAGATTGGTATTGGAATGATGGTACTGATCTGTATACTTGGGATGAAACTAATATTGATTGGGTTGTAGTAACAAATGTTTTAACAAGTGCTACTGACCCTAATTTAAGTTCTGTTAAAACTAATGAATTTTGGCTTAATGGTACCGTTCTTAAACAATGGGATGGTAGTCAATGGGTAGATATCAATCGGTATATTAACCAAACAACACAACCAACTTTAAACATTGGTACGCATTGGTACGATGGTACTAATTTCTATGAATGGGATGGTTCAGTTTGGATTCAACTTGATGTTATTACTACATTAACCTCAACATTTACAACTTTAACCATTGGTCAATTCTGGTTTGATACTAGTGTAGACTTGTTATCGATGTGGAACGGTACAAATTGGGTACCATTAATGTATTCACCTATTAGTGTTGCACCAGATGTCGGTACATTGTGGTACGATATGAACGATATGCGTAAATGGGACGGTTCTGATTGGATTGATGTAAAACCTAAAGCTATTGCTGAATTAATTGATGGTAATATTAAATTTTCAAGTACAACATTAGGTAGTAAATCAAAATTTGTTATCTATGAATATGATAATAACAACCCTAACATATTCACGTTTACATCACCTATTGGACAATTTGATCAACATATAATTGGTACGGACCATGTTTCTACTGTACCGTTATACAAGCAAGTTGGTGTAGGTACTGACGGTACACCTGATGAACGTCGCGCAATGGCTAATAATATATTGATGTATTTGGGTTACCCATCTATACAAATTGAGTTAGATAAAGCGCAAGTTGATTTATGTATAGATATGGCGTTGACATCATTTAGAAAAATGTCATCTAGTGCGTATGAAAGAGCTGTATTTTTCTTAGATCTTGAACCTAATAAACAACAATACTTCTTAACTGATGGTACCGTTGGGTTAAATAGAATCGTTGATATTCAAGCTGTTTATAGACGCAATAGTTCGTTTATGAGTGCTAGCGCTGGTAACGGTATCTACGCACAGCAATTTTTACAATGGTTGTACGCTCCTAGTGCACAAATGGATTTAACATCTTATCATATTATCTCACAATATATTGAAACGATGGAAATTTTATTTGCTGTGCGTTTAGTACATAGATTTAACGAACGTAGTAGAAGATTAGATTTTTATCAAAATATTGGTGTACCAGAACGTGTATTAGTTGATTGTACAATTGAACGTACAGAACAAGAATTGTTTACAGATCGCATGACAAGTAAATGGATTTTAAATTGGGCAAGTGCTGAAGCTTGCCATATGTTAGCTAACATTCGTGGTAAATATGGATCTGTACCAGGTGCTGGCGGTAGTGTAACATTGAATGCTGGTGATATGCAAGCACGTGCTGATGCGTTGTTTGAAAGATGTCATTATGAAATTGATAACTTCATTGCTAATGAACCTGAAAATATTGGGTTAGAAAGTACATTAGTTTGGGGCTAGTATAAAAATGAAATTGTTTGAGATTCATTCTAACATATCATTTGTTACACCGACACGAGATGACGCTGAACAGTTGGTAAAATTAAAATCAGTATTATATAATGAGAATATTGATTTTATGCCACCACCTCCAGATTTATCCCGTGAATATAATATGATTTCTGTATTTACATCTGGTAATAATTACTACAAAATCTGCAAAAATTTAGGTAACGTAATTGGTTATTGTGCTATGAAAGAACAATCACCTAACGTAGGTTTATTTGGCATTGGAATTCTAAAATCTTTTAACGGTGTTGGAATTGGAGGAAAGCTTATGGATAGTTTACTATCATACGCTTCTTCTCATGGATATTACACCCTACAATGTTACGTACATAAATCTAATACAGTTGCTATTAATATGTATCTCAAACTAGGTTTTGATATCGTTGGAGAAGAAGATACTGACTACATCATGGAAAAGCATTTAACTACAGAATAAAATTAATAATATGGCTTATAACCCTAATCGAGTAGTACCTCCAGAAAACCTTAACAATGGTGCATTCCAGTTATGGGATGAACCTTTATCGAATCGGTTGATGAACGATTATGTTACCGAGAATTTAAACATCGGTGGCTGTGTTGTGAATGTTCATAAACTGTTGGGTGTTCACGAACAAAAAACTTTGTCGCAATTGGAAGGAACACCTATTTGCAATGGACAGTACCCTGAATTTCCCGTAACTAACATTAGTGAGAATAATGAGTATGAATGGCATTCAATTAAACATTGTGGATCTCGTGACCCTAACACCTTTATTGGCTATGATTTTGGTCCTATTAGATTACCTAACGGACAAAACAAATATGCAATCTCAACCGAAGTCAAATACCACATTCGCTCAATTCTTGTTCAACAAGGACTGTTAGAGCAAAATCGAGTATTAACCGTAAGAGTTGAAAATTCAAATAACGGTACAGATTGGAAAGGTGTTTCATTATTATCACTTCCAAATGATAGTGCTGAGCATTGGCTGGGAATAAAAGCGAGTTACCCCGCTAGGTATTGGAGATTGGTTCCTACTTCATACGTAGGTGAGGGTTTATGGGCTATTAAAAAATTAGCTTTTTCTGAATTTAATAGAACTCAATTAGATAATGTTCAAGATTATATCTTCATTGAAAATAGAGATAGAAATTATTCTGTTGATCCAATACCTGTTAAAGCTTATTATGACCAAACAGATATATCAACAGACTTTTCACAATTTGGTATCAATATAAACGATAAATTTACGTTTAAATTTGGTTTTAATTTAACTCTACAGAAAATTAAACGTCCTATTGTTGTTGGTGATATTTTAGATGTACTCGCTGAAATACAATTTGACCCAGATTTAAACCCTGTTAAAAAATATCTTGAAGTAACAGATGTAACGTGGACTGCAAGTGGATATACACCAAACTGGCAACCAACTTTATATACAGTTACTGCTCAACCGATGTTCGCAAGTCAAGAAACAAGAGATATCGTTGGTCAATTGAACAACGATTTCTTTGATACGTTAACAAATGGTTTTGATACAACTGCTATTCAAGCTGATAGAGCTATACGTGCTGAATCTAATACATTAGTACCTGAAGTTGGTGCAAGTCTTAATGATTCGTATGAGATACCACCTGAAATTATCAATAAAGGTAAAAAACATGGTGTTGATTATAGCCATCTGAATACAAACCCAAAACGTTATCCGTTTGAAGATGCTATGCCACCTAACGGGTTACCTTATACTGAAGGTGATACGTTCCCTGAAAAACCAAAAGATAAAGATTATCATCGGTTAACTTATAGCAAAGTAGCTGATCCAATTCCACCGAGATTATATCAATATTCAATTTTAAAATCTCGTTGGATATATTTGGAAACTGATTTAAGATTTGCTGCTAATTCTAAAAAACCAACATTAGAAGAGCATATTAAAGGTAATGTTGATGTTAGCAAATTAAAAGGATAGTGCACTTAGTGCACTATCTTACCGTTATATCAATGTTTCCATTACGTTGATATTCTCTATTTGGAATTCTGAATCTGCTAATTCTGCTAACGCTGTAACGTCTGTTACTTTTGCTACACGTATTTGAATATCTTTAATACGGTCATCACGTATTTTCGACGGTGCTACCAAATATATCGTTACATTAAATGTTAATGTATCAGTTATTATTCTTCTATCACCACCTAATGGTAAGTTTTCACTGTTTGTAATGCTAGTTAAATCAACTTTAGTTATTTTACTACCATCGAATTTAGCATCACTTGTTTGTATCTGTACACTAGGGTTAAATAGAACTAATATCTGTTCTAAAATTTGCCATCTTACATCGTTGTTGTTTGAAAAAATATGCAATTCCATTGTCAAATTAAATGGTATTGCCATTATTTGACTAACAGTTACTGTATCATTTGGAAATACACCACCTAATGGTGTATACGCCATCATCTTTTCAGTATCAATACCTTTAAATTTATCTGTACTCAAATCTAATGCAGACATATTAGCTGACATCACTGGTAACCGTAATGGATTGTTTTGTGTGTTTTTTGCTAATATTGAACCAGCTACACGGTCTATTGAACCGTACATAATTGGTACAGATATTGTTTCTATACCACCTGACGCGTTAATACCTGTCATAACTTCCAATCCACGGAATATTTCCATAAATTGAACTATGTGTTTTTTAAATTGCTGTTGACAAAAATATGCCATATATCACCTCATTCTTATGATCATTTATTTATCATATAAGATCTTATGCAAATTCTTTGTTCTCCTTAGGGAGATCATTTGATAAGATATTTTTTATATCTATGTATATAAAAACAATGTCATTTGATCTCCCTAATTCTCCAATGATCTCTTATACGGTCGGTCAAACGGTAGGAAAGAGCCGTTAAGCTCTTTCCCTGTTGATCAATTAACTAGTAATTGAATCACCTGTTTTTACCAACGACATTGGTACATAGATAAATTCAATTGTTTTAACTGGTTTCAACGCAATTTCAACATACAACTCGTTACGATCAATACGATCAGCTGTGTTATTGCTTTCATCACATAATACCGCAAAATCGTATAAACCGTTGTTAACACGAATGTTGTTTAAGAAACCAACAACTAACGATGTAACATTTTTACGTGTAACAGCAACGTTTGGTTGCATCAAATATTGTACTAACATTTTTCTGACCATACGACGGATGTGCATAACCATACGAGAAACATTAATACGATCTAACGCTGAGTTAAAGTTAACACTTACACGTGTTTTTTGTCCCCAGATTGCAATACCATTTTGGATTGAATCTTGAATTGGGTTAATGTTGCACAAGCTGTATAAGCTATCACGCATACCGTCATTTAATCTTACACGATTAAATTGTGCTGATGATGTACCTAAATTTGCTTGAGTAACATAACCTACGCGTGTAACGCCAAGGTAGCTTGAAACAACACCTCTATTTGGACCAGCAGGTGCATCCCAAATGTTACCGTTTTTATCTGTATAAGCAAATGCTGCTAATGCAAGACCAGATGCTGCGCAGAATACATCATAACCATCAAGGTTAGCAACTAACCCATGTGGGTAGTAGTAAGCAATTTTACCACCATTGTCAGATCTGATGTTAGCAGCAGCTGAAACAACTGTGCTTTCATCTACTGAACGTCCCCATTGAATAACATCACGAGGTGACATCCAATATGGTGTATCAGCAATAACAAATGCTTCTTGTTTTACGCGATCTGCTAATTCTAACATTTCATCAGCAAGCTCTGGGAAACCAGGGCATAAAATTGTATTAAATTCATACGCTTCTGATGTAATATCACTAACGTCATCAAAATCACTTGAGATGTTATAGTTAACAGTTGTGTTAGCTTTAATGATTTGACTCAATTTTAACACAATACCTTGTCTACGTACAGCATCTGCAGTTGATGTTGTTACTGCTTTACCTTTTGGATGTGTACTGTTGTACCAGCTGTAAGTTTTTAAGTATTCTTCACAACCTTCACGTACAATAGCTTTAAACAAGTTAAGATCAATACCACCCAATGGGTTAACAGCTGTGTATCCAACTTTTGATTTGTTTGCTACATTGATTGATACAGCTGGTGTACCTAATACCACTGTATCAGCAGCGTTAACCGTATGTAATAATGTTACAGGGTTTGCAACCGATGGTGTAACTGTAATTTTTTGTGCTACACCTGTTGCTGTACCTAATACTAATGATGCATCAATATCAAATGTTGATTCTAACGTACACGTTTTAGTAACTGGATCATAATTAACAATCGCATAACTATAACCTGTACTGTTTAATGTACCAGTGGTGGTTGTTGTACCTACCACTTGAGTTACATTACCAGCTAATTCAAAACGTGTATGCAAATGATACAACGTGTTGCTATTGGTATCTAAGTATGGAACAGCTTTAATGATTTTACCAGTAATGATACATTTACTTGTAAGTGTATTATTTAATGTTACCCCGGTAGGTAATGCTGGCGCAAACGTAAAGTTAGTCAATGCTGCAGGGTCGATCGTATATGTCATTGCACCTGATGTAATAGGTACAAAAATATGATCAAAATCAGCTGTTGCTTCTAATGTATACGATACCGCTGTTGATACACCAGATACAGATAATGTTAAATCAAAAATAACATTGTTCATCAATTTAGCTGTACTAGCTACAGCTGATGCACCTGAACCACTAGCTGGTACGTAATTGATATAACCACTAGCTTTACCAGCAATTGTACCTTTATAAATTACTGGTGTCGCACCAGCAATTGTTTTTAATACATTACCTGCAATTGTGAAATCAGTACGGCATTTGTATGAAATTACCGCTTTCGTAACAGCATCAACTTGAGGTACAATACCTGTGATATTACCGGTAATAACAAAGTTATCAGACCCTGTTGTTTGGAATGTAATATCAGTTGGTAATGTTGTAAATTTAGCTGCCAATGTTGGAGCATCATACTTAACAACTGTACCACCAATCAATGTGTTTTGATCAATCAATGCACGTTGTAATTTACCAGTGATACCAACAAATAGTTGAGATAAATCTGGTTCAATTGGTAATGGGTTAATTAATGATGCTGCTGTTGGCGCTTGAGCTAATACTTTTCTTGCACCGCTAGATACCAATAAGTTGTAGTATGAATCTTTACCAGTTACTACTGGGTCAGTGTTTTCTGTATATGGTTCATACACATAAACTGTGTGTGTTTTACCACCAACATCATTTTGAACAATTTCAGTTTCAACGTTAACGTAGTTTCCAGCCAAAATATCTGAAATGTTGTACATTGTTGAATTTGGAAATTTATTACCAAATGTACTTGTTTCTTTGATGAGTTCAACTGTAGCTGCTTTAACGATATGTGCTAATTTTACATTTTCGTCGTGCGCACGGGTTACATTTGCATAATATGCATCTGTAAGTGCAAGAATTTGTGCAGTTGTTGCATTTGGTGGAATTGCTGGTGGTTCAACAAACCCACCCAATGTTGTTACTGAATCAGAGATAATATCATCAACGCTCGCAAGGTAAGCACTGAACATCGCTGCAGCTGAATTTACAACGCGATCTGTTGCTAAACCCCATTTATCTTGTAAACTTTCAATATTATCATCTAAATCGATGTCCGCACGAATAACATAAGCGCGGTTACCCAATTTTAAAAATTGGTTTAAAGCTAACAACCCGTATTCGTTACGGCAATCACCATGGTGTGGTTGATCATATACATCACGGTAAAAAACTGGGATACCGTATGATTCAATACTATCACGTAGTGATGTAATTAATCTAGGTACACCCGCTTCAATTGTACCTTGTGCGACCGTATTTGAATTGGGAAGCAGTTTTCCGTATTTTGTAGCAATGAAAAATAAGGGTACGGTAGTCTCAGCAGCTGGCAAATATATCGATTTGTCAGTTACTGTGACTTGTACGCCTGGGCTAAGTAATGCCATATTATAAACTCCTAATTCGACGTCAATTCTGTGAGATATTGTATTTATGCAAATAACCATAAATACCTGATATCAAATACAATTTAGGAGTAACTTACTAAAATGGCTACTATACATGATATGGGTATTGATATTGCCAACCAAGGCATTTATCACCCAAAGCATAAAAATAGATGGAAAGCTACATTTACCGGCTTAGGCGGCAATCGTATCTTACCTAACCCAGCTGTTGGAATCACAAATGTTGGTACTGCAAATGCGGTAACAATGCAGGTTGTTAAAATGTCTCGCCCAAACTTATCTTGGGAAGATAATACAATCCAACGCTATAACTCAATTGCTTATGTTGCAGCAAAGCATTCTTGGGAACCGATTAGTATTACGTTAGAAGATGACGTTAATAGTCGTGCTTCATTGCAACTTCAAAACCAAATTGAAAAACAACAATTGTTAGTTGGCGGTATGAACGGTACAATTGGTGGAGCAATTCAAAGCAACCCTAACTTCTTACAACCAGCTGCTGTAGCTAGTGAATATAAATTCGCTTGTGAATTAGCTATGTTAGATGGTGGTGATAAAATCCTTGAAACTTGGGTTTTACAAGGTTGCTGGTTTAAATCAGTTAATTACGGTGACGTTGATTACAGCGCTGGCGATCAAGTGACTATTGATATTTCAATGAGATATGACCACGCTTATCAAATTGTTGAAAATACCAATTATGGTACTGCTATTGGTGGTTTCTAATTAGTACAATATGAGTACTTTTAAAGCACTTAATGTTTCAGATGGTAATGCGGTATCTAGCCGCATTAACAGCATTGTGTCAGATACTATCGGCGGTTCTTACCCTTTAGTATCTGCTACAAACCCTATAACGCAGTCCACATTATCGATGGACGGAGAAAGTTTATTATCTAATTTAGGTATTAAATCCAACCCAACATCGTTAAACGCTGCTTCTACCATTGTTAATAATATAGCAAATGGTACATTACGTGATTTTAATGTTGGTGAATTTAAATCATACGACGGTAATTTAGTAGGTGGTACAAACCCATCACCTTATGCTGATATCGCTAGTGCTTTTAATACACTTTACGATCAAGCTGCTGGTCAAATTTTAGGACCATCTAATACTGTTGTAACTAATGCGTTATCTAGCACTTCATCACCTACGACAACAGCTGAAGCTTTAGCACAACAGGGCGCTAATAAAAGCAGCACATCTAAAAACAGTGAAAACACAGATAATATTAGTACTATAACAAGTCCTAATTATTATGCTCATGATCTTATAGCTTATCAACCAAAGATAAAGTATACATTCATTGCTCAAATAACAATGTATGGTGAGTATCAACAAGATGTTCCTAATACTTGTACTTTTTTGATTAAACAGTTTGAAAAACCAAAAACATCAATTGAGTATGAAGAAGTTAATTTTTATAACTTCTTTTCACAAGTACCTAAACGTTCTAAATTTGACCCTATTACCTTTGAATTACATAACGATATTAAAAACGAATCAATGAATTTTATTGTTTCTTATTTACGTCGTGTTTGCCCTATTTTTAATCAAGAGCATTCAATGGGGTTTGAAGAAAATGGTATGGACTTTAGTAATGCTAATAGTTCGTATGGATTGCATACAACAACCAGTAGCTATAACATTATCCAGTCAATTAAGATATTTGATATTTTTAATGGTAATAGAACGATGGATATCTATACGTTCAATAATCCTAAAATAACAACTGTTGAGATGGAAGATTGGAATATGGATAACGGTGAGTTATGTTCAATTAAAGTGTCCATTGTATATGATAACTGGTATGTTAATACAGGTGTTACTCCTGAAATTCCTACTAATGTATTAGGTCTATCAGAACTTGCTGCTGCTAACCCACAAGTATTGACATCAGCTGGTGCAGGATATGATAAAAAGTATACTAATTTATTAGTTACTAATGAATCAGGTCCAAATGTTCAAGACCCTGCTGATAATTTTTCAATTAATGGTCCTCAAGAAATAAAAGACGGGCAAGATGGTTCAATACCTACTGTAGGTAAATTATCTACAGATCAGTTAAATACAGTTGCTGATACACCTTTTGATTTCCAAAAAGAAATCAATAACTTAAATATTATCAATAAAGACCCTATAAAATTACCATTAGCGGATAGACCTATTATCCCTGGTACTAACCCCGATGAAATAGCAAGATCTTTAACTCCTAAATTTGAGTCATGATATGGCTAGATTTACACAAGGTTTTTATAACCCTAAGCATCCAGAAAAATATATCGGTGATGTAAATAAAATCCGATATATGTCCTCTTGGGAGTTATCTGTACATAGCTTCTTTGACAATAATGTTAATATAATAAAATGGTCTTCTGAAGGTATTGCAATACCTTATATTAAACCAACAGATGGTAGAATGCATAAGTACTACCCTGATTATTATATCGAATATGTTAATAAAGATGGGTTCTTACAAAAAGAGATCATCGAAGTAAAACCTGAAAAACAAACTAAATTCTCTAGAGCTAAATCAGCTAAAAATAAATTGTATGAAGATGTTCAGTTTGCTGTTAATGTAGCAAAATGGAATGCCTGCCAGCAGTTCTGCAATCAATATGGTATAACCTTTCGATTAGTTACTGAAAAAACTTTGTGGGGAGATAAAAAACCTGCAAAACGTAAACCCAATAAATCCAAGTGATCCCCTTATAGATCCGCACTTTTTGTGATTATAGTATAGATATATACTTAAACTTAGTGTTTATTACTAAATTACTTAAAGAATCTTGATATAAATATTTTCTTATATTTACATATATAGAGGATTTATAATGTCAAAGGAATTTATAGAACATCCATTTGAAGGTATGTTTGATATTGAACCCGGTACTACATTAATAGACAGACCGTCATTTGATGATAATGGTATGGTAGTTTATGAGTCATACGATGAAAAAGAACACGAAATAGAAGCACAATATCAAACAATCTATACAGCTGCTTTCGCAGCATTTACAGATCAAGTAATGTCATCTCAAAGAGGTGAAAATCCTGGAATGTACGGTAAGAATTTAGAAGCTGCTGCTAAATTTCTATCAACTGCATTAGACGCTGTTAAAGAGAAAGCTGAACTTAAACATAAAAAAGATAAGCTAACTTCTAAACCCACTTCTGCTACAAACGTAACAAATAATAATTTAATAATGGACCGTGAAGATCTTATTAAAATGTTACAAGGTAAGTCATTAGATGGCTAAGAACTCCAGATTAAAGATGCCGGGTCCACCGGAAGAGTATACACCCGAACAAGCTTTAGAATTGTTAAAATGTATTCAAGATCCAGTATATTTTATTGAGACGTATTGTAAAATTACCCACCCTACAAGAGGTATGGTTGGTTTTAAATTATACGATTTTCAACGTGAGTTAGTTGACTCATTTCACAATAATAGATCAACAATTGTCTGTGCTAGTCGACAAGTAGGTAAGTCTCAAACATCATGCGGTTTTTTATTATGGTACGCATGCTTTAATTCACATAAAGAAATTTTAATTATATCTAATAAAGCTAAAAGTGCTAAAGATATGGTTAAACGTATTGTGTTTATGTATGAGAATTTACCAGATTGGATTAAACCTGCAATTAACCCAAATAACTGGAATAAATTAGAAATTGAATTTGCTAATAAAAACCGAATTGTATCAGAATCAACAACAGAGCAAAGTGGTCGGGGTATGTCTGTATCCTTACTTTTTGCAGACGAATTTGCGTTTGTTGAACCATCTATAGCAGAAGAATTTTGGACCTCTATTTCACCTACATTATCGACTGGTGGTAGCTGTATCATTGCTAGCACACCAAACGGCGATGATAATAAATTTGCTGAGTTGTGGAGAGGTGCTAACCTCAATAATAATGGGTTTATTCCATTCTTTGTACAATGGGATACAGTACCAGGTAGAGATGAATCATTTAAACAGCAAGAGATTGGTAAGGTAGGACTTCAAAAATGGGAACAAGAATATGAATGTTTGCGTGGTGATAGTCTAGTTGAAGTTCTAATTAACGATAACGAAATTGTAAAAATACCTATTAAAGATTTATATGAAATGTTACAAAGAAACTAGTGAAATGTTATCACAAAAATATGTTGTATCTCCTTTGAATGGTGAAACATACTGTAGAGCTAATGGTACGTTTTTACGTCATTTAACACATAACGGATTTCATAGTTATCGTGATTTTTTTATTTCGTGCTACCCGGACTTTATTCAATATTGCTCATGTGGTGAAATCAATAAATTTGTTTCTACTACAATGTCTTTTGGTACATCATGCGGTAATAAAGTTTGCAGAGGTAAAATAATATCAGCGACTGTAAATGCTAAACCAGTTGAATATTGGGAAAACAAACGTGTTAAGTTGCACCAGACCTTAGAGACTAATCGTGAGGTTAACAAACAAAAACGTAAGAAATCACGAGATCAGTGCGTCGAAAATGGAACCTACATGAAAGCTGTTACCAAGCGTAGACATACTTGCATGGAAAAGTACGGGGATCCAACGTTTAGTAATCCATCGAAAGCGTCAAACACAAAATTAAATTGGACCGTTGAACGAAAAAAACAATTTTTAACACGTGTACGTGAATCATTAGGTGGTAAATGGATGAATGATTACGCTACCGATGATACTTGGTTACAACGATCTATAAAATTATGGTCTCAAGGTAAATGTGTACACCCAGATGATAGATCTGACTGGTACAAATATAAAAGTATTGTTTGGAAGCTTACAAACCGTAATTACCGACAAAATAAAGACCGTATCAACCCTAATGGTTACCATCGTACTACAGGCGGCGATGGGTACCATTTAGATCATATAATTCCAATTCACTATGGGTTTATCAATGGTATTTTACCTACAATAATTGCAGATGTTGATAACTTACAAATGTTGACATGGAGAGAAAACATATCTAAAGGAAACAAATATGATGCTACATAAAAACATAAACAACTTTAAAATAAAAACTCCTAACGGCTGGGAATCATTTGCAGGTGTTGCATTAATGGGTACAAAACCTGTTAAAATTTTAACATTTGATGATGGTACATCAATTAGTGGTACAGATAGTCATATTTTATTCACATCCGACAACACCGAAATACAAATAAAAGATGTGTCTGTCGGTTTAACTCTACGTGGTAAATCAAATAAAACTATTGTTAGTATCACAGATGGTGGTACGGAAGATGTTTATGATGTTGTTGAAACAGAATCTCATACGTTTTATGCTAATGATATTCTATCTCACAATTGTAAATTTATTTCATCTGACCCATTATTGTTTAGCTCTACATTGATTACTAATTATTATTGTGATACAAAAGCAGAACCTGATGCAAGAGAAATAACTTGGTTTGATAAAATAACACCAGGTAAAAGTTACGCTATTGCAATTGACCCATCAACTGGCACAGGATCTGATTATACTGTCATATTATTGTATAGTTTTCCAGAATTAGAACAAATTGCTCAGTTTAGGTCTAATACAACATCAACACCATTAGTTTATAATACTTTTAAACACTTGCTACGTACTGTACAAGCTGGTGGTGCAGAAAATTGTTATTGGAGTTTTGAAAATAATGGCATTGGTGAAGGTTTGATTAGCATGTATGAATCAGACGAGAATCCTGTTGAGTTTGGTGATCTTATTTCTGAACCTGGTAAACGAAGAATTGGGTTCTTTACCGGTAAAAATAAAACAAATGTATGTTTGTTGTTTAAACAAATTTTTGAATCCGGTAAAATAAAAATTAGATCACCTGTCGTTATTTCAGAGATGAAAAATTTTGTTAGACGTAATGGAACGTTTGCTGCACGTAGCGGTAGTAATGATGATACTATCGCAGCTCATCTTATTTTAGTACGTATGCTACAAGAACTTGTACAATATGAAGAACGCGCGTATGATGTTGTATTTCAACATAAAGAAGATAGCGATTTCTTTGATGAAGACTACGATGATTATATGCCTCCACCTCCTGTGTTTGGTAATAACGGTGGGATGGATGTTAATTTTGATCAGTTCTTTCCTGATGGGTGGTAACCGGTTGATTTAATTGATAAAGTTTATTATACTATAATAAAACTGGGAGGTTTTATTATGGATCTTAAAACGCAATCATTAGTATCGAGTAAATCTCAAACAATAAAAGTTGTTGACCTATTTGATTTATCAAACGCAACGAAATATATTGTTTTAAATGTATATGGTAGTCAAAGTGGTGCACCTAGTGGTACATTATTAGCTAATAACAAAGCAGTACCATATACCAAATTTTATCCAAATACATTAAGTAAAACAATAATCTTTGAATCAAAAAATGGCGTTTACACTAACTCTAAGCATGGTGATTTAAGTAAGATTACATTTAAAACCTCTGGCACAACTGGAGCTTTGAATGTTATTACCGCAGCCACTGTAAACGCTATTGATCCAAGTTATTACTCAGATAATGTAATTAGTAGTATTAATCTGTTAACAAACAAGATAACACCAGTTGAGTACAGTTCTGCTATTTTTACTGGTAGTGTGTATGATACGTCAGTTAATAATTTAATAAGTGTTGCAAAATCATATGTAGGTAAAACCTGGGATGTCAGACAACCTTGGGATTTAGTGCAATCTATGGCAGCTCAAATAGGTACGTCGTTACCTATTAGTAGTATTGGTCATTCATATGATGCAATTTCGAACGGTAACTGGCAATTAAAATATAACGGGAATAAACCGTTCGGTGATTGGAAAACATTGTTGAACCCTGGTGATGTTATTATGATGACTTCACCTGATTTATTAACTGATACTGTTGCAGTTGTTACATCTGGTAGTAATGAAAATGCTAAAGTAGTGAATGTAGCTGTAAATTCGACAAATAAAACTGGTAATATTGTAAAAATATTACCTGAACATTTATTATCATCAGAAGATGTGTACGATTTAGCTACACCAGCTGATGTGTTTATATATTCATTGAAAGTTCCTACTTCGTCTAGCTCAATTGTAGTTAGTAAACCTGCTATACCTAATACAATTAAACCACCGATACCGACAGGCGTTGTTAGTACACCTAATACACCATACACAGTAACGGAAAAATACACACAAATAGCAGTAACACCTAAACCTGATTTAACGTTTGGGTTAAATGAGACCTTTTCAGTACAACTAACAAATATATTTACACCTCAGAGTAAATATCAAACTATAACTCAATCTATTAGTGGTTTACCATCTTGGGCTAAGTACAACCCATCTACTAAGCTATTAACAGGTAAAACACCTAATACTGAAACAACAGCTCATTTATCTATTAAGGGTGCCATAGGTAGTGCTATTGCTACAGATTTCATGGATATTATAGTATCTCGTAATAAATTGGTAGATGTTCAAGATACAATATGGAAAGCTGGGTACAACAATTCTATTTCTATTAATAAAGGTGTAAACGAACCGTACTATTTCACATCAAATAGTAAACTAAATTTATCTTGGCTGCATATTGATCAAAAATTAGGAACAATGTATGGTATTCCACCATTACCTCAAATTGGGCAATCTATCGATATTACTGTTTACCAACAAGCTAGTCCTCGTGCTCCTCAAGATCACGTTGATAGTTTCTATATTAATATTGAACAACCTATTAATTTGATTGGATCACCTTTAGTGTCATCATTTACATAATTTGGTAAACATTGTTATACATAAATACGATGTATTCACATTTTTATGAGTGTAATAAATGTCCGCAACATCGTTCAAAATTCATTTTTCGGATAGCAGTGTTCCTAAGAAAAAGACCATAACGATATCGCCAGCAACCTTTGACGCTTCAACTACGACATTGGTATTGCATGGACCAGGCTCAAGCAATTATGCTGAGAGTATGTGGTCTAATATGGTTCATATCATGGAGCATTTTTGTTCTCCTATCAAACCACGGAACCCTACTGAGGGTCAACTGTGGTATAACCCCGTCGAAAAAACGATCAAGATTTATTCGACCTCAGCAACCGACTACCAATGGTTTGATTTATTTGTTAATAATCCCACCAGTAAAAGTCCAAAAATGCAATTGGATCCTGAGTCATTAAAATTACTTAATGATAAGCTAAGTATTACTGGTGGTACAATGACAGGTGTTTTAAACCTGGCGCCAGAAGAATACAACGAAGATGGATCTTTAGTTGCTACCACAGACGATAACCGTAATCAAGCTGTATCCAGAGGGTATGTTGATTCGTTTGTTAACTCAGCGTTACAAGCACTTGGACCGATTTTAAATGGTACATCTTCTACTGCAGGTAGTTTAAACGAACAAACATATGCGATATTAGGTAATTTAGCTATCTTAGAAGGTGTTATCGGGGGTGGGAACCTCATTAAGCAGACACCAATACTTTATACAAGTGGTGTTAGTTATGGTAATATTTTTACAGTTGCAGTGGAATTTCCTGATGGTGTTAGACCTTATTCGTTAGATGCTAATAATCAGCCAAACTATTCTGTAAATGCAACATGCACCTTAAAACATCCAGACCCTGCATATAACGGGTATTTGGGTGATAATCTAGCAACGTACCCCGCTAAAGCTATTAAATTAACTGATAACGGTTTTACACTACAAGCTACTGTTGGATTAATATTCGATGATGATGCTATAAATAGTTTAATAGACGTTTACAGTTTTAAATACTCCGTTATCGGACGTAAACAATAGAGGATACACGTGGATACAACATATAAAATTAATTTCTCTGATAGTGCTGGTACAGGGAAAACAGACATATCGATTTTACCAAATCAAACCGATACCTCGACCTCGTTAGTTTTGCACGGATACGGGTCATTACAATACGGTGAACATTTGTGGGAAAATATGGTTCATTTAATGGAGAACTTTTGTTCTTGGACAGCTGAACCATCGCACCCAACTGAAGGACAATTATGGTATAAAGCTTCTGATAAATCGTTAAATTTGCGTACATCAGATGCAGCTGGTACACTTAAATGGGTTAATATTATTCCTAATTTTGGTTTTGATGCATCAACAAGTTCATTATCGAATGATAGTATTCCAACATTAGCTACAGTTAAAAATATATTACAAGGTTATGTTAGTACACTCGGTGATTACACTATCACTGGTAACCTAACGTTAAATGATGCAGTTAGCAACTATACGCTTAACGGCGCAATTTACGATCCAAATCCTACTACAACTGATAACAGATTCTTTGCTGCATCTAGATTTTATGTTGATAACAAAGTAGCAAAATACGTAACAGATCAGT